TACTCATGTCTGGGAACAGATCATGCGAACATTGTACCAACCACACGTCCCACGGCACAGTATCGGTTAGCGATGGCGGAAGTCCAACGGGTACATCCTCTTTCACCGCAAATCGTGTAGACTCCTGACAATACGTAGCTGTACGCTGCCGGACCATCTGATGGGTGAATCCTCTTGTGACGCCGTGAATAATGAAGTGGAAATTGACAAACTCAAGTGGCGCCGCGAGAACGTTCTTGCGAACATCCGAAAGGTAGAACCGTCGTTCATCGTCCGTGATCTCTGAGAGGTCTTTGACGTATTCACCTTTGTACATCTTCGCAGCTGATGCGATAGTTCCGAGAGGATCACTGTTACACGAAAGTAGTTGGACCTCTGGACCTTTAGCCACGTCGATAGGCGCGGCTGTGAACATAGCAACATCAGCCCACTTCTGTACTTGTTTCTCCACTTACATTCCCTTCTAGTTGTTCCAGCGGTACGCCAGCCAAGTAGGCGTACTCTTTGGACATTAACTCCTGCTTCGGTATGACGATACAATCGGTGGGTATGTCCCCAACCACCACCGTCATGTACTTCGGTTCAATCCCCATCTCTCGCAACAGCTTTAGAATGGGCTTCTGCTGCTGACTGCCCATCACGCCAGCCATCTTCTGTAGCAGCGACATAGCTTGTGCTCGTTGCTGTTCCGTCACATGCTGAGTGGCGGGGTTCACATACCCGTCACTTAATCCAGACATAACCCCCACATCTCCTTCACTAGTATGTTGGTGCCGAAACCGTCGCGCTTTCGGCCTTTTACGATGAGCACGTCTTTGCCGTTTGTCCGTAGTGTCTCCAATCTATCGGCAAATCTGTTGAAGTCAAAGCGATTAATGCGGCAGTGAACGTCCTCATCACCATCGTCTATACACTTGACCACACACAGTTTCGTTAGCTCCGGTTCATCTATCTCAGCCAGTATCTCTTCTGTCGTCTTGTCGGTCCTGGCGCGCTCGTCTTCCACGATGTCCTTGTATTCCTTCGCTACCGGAATACCAACCCACACAACATCAAACGAGCCATCCATGGCCAGGTCATCGCTCGTGTGCGTAGGGTCAGGGATACCAGGGAAACTGCCGGCTGCTATATCCCCACGAATCTCCTCAAGAATGCGATGAATCCTGTTGATGCCGAACGGGTCTGGGTCAGCCGCGAACAGCTTAATGCGCTCAATAGTCTTGGGTCCAATCCCCTTGACCTTAATGAGGTCGTCCCAAGTAGGCGCGGTTTCCCAGTGCGTCGATTCCAGGTAATCCACAATAGCTCGTGCGTATTTGGGCCCAATTCCCTTGATCTGTAAGAAACCCGCGCACACAGTACGCTTGTCGGTTCGTGTCCAGCTGACTTGAGAGTCCACAATGTCAGGTGGTACCACTTTAATCCCGTGCCGCATAGCATCTTTGATGAGCTTTGTTCGCTTGTACTCATCGTCAGCTTTCCTTAGACGAGCCGCGTAGAACGCAGCCGGGTGGTGCTGCTTGAACCACTGACACCACCATGCGATGATCGCGTAGCCGGTGGAGTGCGCGGTAACGAACGTGTAGGTGGCGCTCGTAACCATGAATCGCCATATGCGCAAGGCTAACTGGGCGTCTATACCGTGAAGCTCCAGCGCACCCTTCTCAAATCGGTCATAGAAACTGCCGAACTGCGCCTCACCTAGCTTCTGCGAGATGATGTAACGTATCTCGTGGACACGGTCAAGTGGAAACCCGCCAACCTCTTTGATGATCCTGAGGATTTGCTCTTGGAAGATGATCTGGCCGCGTGTCTGGCGGGTTTCCTGAGTTACGATGGGGTGCAATCGTTTTGGCTGTGCGCGTCCGTGCTTGACGTCGCAGTAGTCGCCAGTTGTGCCAGAGAACAATGGGCCTGGTCTCGACAGCGAGTTGATATCAACCAGTTCTTGGAACGTATCAGGCCGCACGTCACGGCACACGAGTCTTGTTGCGCGGCCTTCAAATTGGAAGATACCAATTACATCACTCCTATGGAAAGCCTTCATTGTCTTGCGGTCGTCTAGCGGGATACGGTACACATCCTCCAACGACATACCGACCATTTCGGCCGCAGTACCGAGCACGTTCATGGTGCTAAGGCCCAAGATGTCGAGCTTCAAGAAGCCCATGTACTTTGAGTCCTTCTTGTCGTACGCTATGACGGAAGTCTCAACACCCGCAGTTGTTTTCGTGTACGAAGCGCAAGCGTCAGTGATGGGCGTATTCGAGATGACGAGACCAGCCGCGTGGACGCCCATACCACGGTAATTACCTTCCAATCGGACGGCATTGGCAATTGTCGGATACGCATCCAAAACCTCTTGGGCTCTTGGGAATACGGCAAACGTATCCTCAAGAGAATTGCCCTCCCGCGAGTCTCCACCACCACGTTCAATGATAAGACGCTTGACTTTGTCTGCCTCCCAACTTGGGATGTGATAGACTCGTGCGACATCGTCTATGCTGTTCTTTCCCTTGTATCTCATGAAGTTTGCGACTTTACCCGTTTTATCTGCGCCGTAACGACTTGCCGCGTAGTCGAAGACTTCTTGTCTACGCTCATCATCAAAGTCCAAGTCGATGTCGGGCAAATCGTTTCGGCTTGGGTCGATGAACCTTTCAAAAAGCAGACGGTCAAATACCACGGGATCAATCTCCGTGATACGGAGAAGATAGCATACGACGCTAGCAGACGCTGACCCACGTCCAGGTCCAACCGCAATACCATGGTCCTTAGCCCACCTGACAATGTCGCTCGTGACCAGGAAGTAGTCAACGAAACCTTTGCCAATGATAAGCTCCAACTCCGCTTCCACTCTGTCGATGTATAGCTGGGGTCGGTTGAGCATACTTTCGTTTTGCGTGATGTCAAGGCGATAATCCCATCCACAATTTAGCCAGTGCCGCAACAGCTTTACTGCCTCATCAGACGGTTTAAGATTGATCGCGTACGTAGTGAGATCAGGTTTTACGACCACGGTAGCCAGTCCTTCCCCTCAATTGGATACCGCAGCGGTTCTACCTTTGCGAGCTTCACGTCACAACGATCAGCTATCACCCCGGTGTTCGAGAGTGCTTGTAACGCACCATCTTCCGTTAACCCCGTGCCCAAAAGGTCTTGGTACACGCGCTCGTCGCTCTCTGGTATGTCTAGTGTTACGTTGTACTCCCAAGCCGCTTCTGTGGCGGATACGCTAGAACCACGGTGAGCCGCATGAAGAACCTTCTGCATCTCGTTGTCTCTAGCATAGACATAATGACAGTCGCTCGTCGCAGCAAGTTGTGCTCCGGTGTCTCTGGAAATGCGCTCGTAGGCCTGATTGATCTTACAAGTTCGACGCAGCGCAGGAAAGCGCTGAGTTTCAAGGTAGTACCTGTCGCCAAATACCTCTTGGTACCATTCCACGACCCCAAGGGCACGCCGATATTGCTCTGGGTCGAATCTGAATCCTGGTGCACCGTAAGACTTTCCACCAAAGAGCGTGCAGGCAAGCACCGAATCAGAACATCCAGAGAGTACAATGAGTCCGTCACTAAACTCCTCAAGCATCTCAACGTGAATCGTCGGAAACCGTGTCTTGCTGGTTCTCCCAATGGTTTTCCACGACTCAACGACTAACTTGTTCAGGTTTGAATAACCAGCCTGCGTCATGGCTAGGATGGTCTGATGGCACTTCCTGCGCTCGTTGGGCGGGGCAACGTAACCCTCAAGGCCGAACAGCGGTTTGATGCCAAACTTGGTACACGCCTTCTCAAGCTGTACATGGCTCGACACGTTACCTCAACCATGTTCCGTCAACGCCATAGCTTTCATACCAAGCGTTGCACAACGCTCAACATGTTCTTCAGGCAAACCATAACCATCTCCATATGAAAAAGTCGAATGGTGGTGTAACGAAACATAATCCATTTATATCACCTCCCACGATGATAACGGCGGGTGTTATCGCCTGGTGTTATTTCTTCTAAGTGATCTGTGTTCCAACAATTTTTACGTTCACACATATGATCAACTGTCATGCCTCGCGTTAAAGTTTCGCCATCTAAGATTAACGCTAACCTGTGTATTCGCACAAATTTACCGTGATACCAAATCTGTTGATACTTATGAATTTTGTCTATACCATCATATAGCCAACACGGAGTATCAAAATTTGGATGTTTAACGACATCCGTTCTAGCCCAAAGCCTATCAAGTACAGGCTGTTCCTTTCGCCCAGCACGCTCCTTATAGACACATACCCTATCTGAATGAGCAACTACTTGCCCATCGCCAGTGCGGTAGTCTACTGCAGATTCATAATCTGAAAGTATTGGCTCGCAATAGATTCCGGTGTTTATCGGAGCTTTACTCACGTTCGTCATTACGGGTCAATCCTAGTCCCTTTTAGCCTGTTTAGGATCGAGTAGGGCTAATAAAAGGTGACCAATTAAGTCCATCATGATCTCTGGAACCTGCTCTCCCACAAGAGGTTTGCCATCCCACAACGCCTTCTTCAGCTTACCAACCTTGCGCCACAGGTCAACAAATTGACCTTTAGCACCTAGTTTGAACTCATCGAAGTCGTCACCGTAATCCTTGTTCTTATTGAGGAATAGCTCCAACACCTTTGGCAATACGCAGAGTAGAATGCGCTCTGATTGTACCGTTGGTGGGTTAGCAATTTCAATCGTGATCAGGCCCAAGCTATGGTTGATGTTATCCGGCTCACCCCAAGCGCGCACACGAATCTCGTGTAATGGCAATGGATTTGGCTCAACCTCCATGGGCACTCCTGGGTTGGCATTCATCACTTCGCTCATGACTTCAGCGGTAGGTCGTAACCCAGCTTGATCGCGTATTACGTCTGCTTGCGATGTGCTTGGATAGCCGGGGTAACCGCGCTCTTCAAGTTTCTTCGCCATGTAATCATCAGTCATCGCATGTACTCCAATCGTTTCGTGACGTCCTTGAAGGCGTCAGTTGTCAGTATGCCCTTCTGCCATTGACCGTATCGGCCTACATGTAGCCAGCTATTCCACGGGCAGATCATCCCAGATGGTATGTACCGCAACGGCTTAACTAATCGGCTAGGCTCTTTGCCCGTCATGGCTGTGATCTCGACACCACGCATCCATGCCGGCCACTCAACCGTCTTGTACCCGAACACATTTGAAAGCCGGTTGTATGCAACGAATTTGCTGCCGTTACACTCAATCGTCATATCGTCTATCTCATAGGGTACGAATGTTCCGTTTTCTGGCGCGTCACCGATAGCCCACCCTAGCGAGTAGATGAACTGATCATCGCTTACCGCCCACATATTGCGCGGCACAGTCGATATCACCAAGTCGAAAGACTCAATGTCTAGCTCGTGCCGTAGGTGGAGGTATGGGTGCTCTCTGGCCCAATCCGGCTTGCCGTTTTCCATTAAGCGGCTTGGGATTTGGAAGTCCTCCACGCACCCGCCGTACATCAGCCACAGTCGGTGGTAGGCTTCGCGGATGTCCCAGGCCATGTGCTCTGTCTCAAAGTCCTCTGGCGCAATGATACCGTCCCAGAACTTGCCGTGCGTCTTGCGCCGATACTCTTCTGGCGTACCAACATTCACGTACGTAACGTGACGGCCTTCATCCTCTTTGATCACACCTGGGATTGGCTCGTGAAGGTATTGGGAGCCGTACAGTTGGCTCTTACGTCGCTTGGAGAATATGCGGAAGTCAGCGTCAGCTAGGGCGCAAGCGTGCGCCGCCAGCAATCCTGTTGGGCCGCAACCTAATATCGCTATCATTGCTTTGCTCCGTGGCATTTGCGTCGGTGGTACTTCCGCCACCGAACGTGGTTTGGTGTGCTGTCGTTGCCCCAGTCGGTTAAGCCGCAGCCACCAATATACGGGTTACACATGTACAGCTGAGCACTACCTAGCGCCGGAATCATGTCCAGGCGCAGGATTAGGTCTTTGTCGTAATTTGGCAAGTTCTCTCCCCAAATCGCAATGGAGGCAAAGCCACCCGTGCTTCGTCCACACCATAGGACAACCGCACGGGCAGCTTCGCTCGGACATGATTACGAATCAGAACGGTGGACGCTTGCGACTGCCAGACTTGGCTGTCTCCTTGGCGTCTTGCTCGTCGGAGATGTCTTCGTCATCGTCGCCTTCATCCTCTTCATCTTCGTAGTCCTCATCTTCTTCGTAGTCCTCCTCATCGTCTTCTTCGTCACCAATGAGGTCGTCATCTTCATCATCGTCTTGCGGCTCAACAGCTTTCGGCTTCTCGCCGAGATACGGAAGGTAGCCGGCAATTTCAGGACGGTAGTTGCCGTTCTGGTCTTGGCCTGCGCGAGTGACGATTTGGATCATGACTTCACCGTTGGGCGAATTGATCGGAACGCGACCGATTTTGGTGATGTGGGTTTCCTTATCACCGCGCTTGTTCTCAACTCGCTTGTAGTCTGGGCCTTTGTCCTCATCCCAGAACACGGCTTCGATTGCGCGCTTGGCTCTTTCAGAACCGTCCGTCAGAGCGTGAAGGAATGCGTTGACGAAACCTTGGGACTGCTCAATGATGTTGAGCCCATCCCAAACCGGCGCACCGTGGTATTCCTCTTTGCCCTTGAGGTTTGCGGTCTGAACCTCCATGAGCAGTCGGATACGCGGCTTGCCCTTATTCACGGTGTTGGAGGCAATCCTGATGACCTCCATGCGCTTAACCTTGGCGGGCCAGCTGCCTTTCGGCAGTTCCGGTCCATCGTAGCCCAGCCCACCGGCCTTGCTTGGCGGCACACCCTTACCGGATATGTCCCACTTCATCTTAGGCATCTGTTTCCTCCTCAATCCCAACCATGTCGGCTGCCTCGTCGACAGAGTCTTGCGTTGCCTTCACCAGACTCATTGGGTTACTTTCCTTTTCACCGTTGCGGTTGCTACGGCGATTGCGCTTGTTGGGTACAACCCGCCCAGGCGCAGGCTGCTGCGGTCCTGCTTCTAACAGTTCCCGTAGCTCTTTGAGATTGCCAATATGGCCTTCTCGTATAACAGTTTTCGGCTCCAAGCACCGCGTACGGTCCTTGGCCATGACGGTTTTGCTTCCGCGCCACTGGATTACGCGATACTCCTCATAAACCGCGTGGCCGTCTTCATCAGTTCCCGTCCTACGCCGAACAACTCGCATGTTGCCGAAGCTCGTCATCCAGCTGGCCGTCGCCTTGGCGTACTGCGTGCCCTTGCCCTGGAGCATTGGGATCACGACCTTGTCGCCTTCTTCGTTCTCATCCTCCATCTGGAGCGCGGTGTAGAGAACGTTACACGGTAAAGCGTTGAAGCTCTTGACAAGTCGCCGGAACTTCTCGTAATACGGCACCCAGTCCTGAAGCTGCGGTACGTCAGGATCACGACCAGGATTTAGCTCAACGCCTTGGTCAAGGATATGCCGCATACACATCTGCTGCATTTCCGTAAGGCTGTCTAGCACAACCCAATTGAACGGTATCGGGTCTTGCTCGCGCAGCCAGTTGTAGGCATCTTGAATGTCGGCCCACGTGTGGATTTTCCACTTCATCGCCGTTGAGCCAAATCGCTTGGCGCTCAACGTGCCGTTGTCTTCCGGCGCGATGAACAGCACGTCATCATCAGACCCTGCGAACACGGTCTTGCCCACGCCGCTGTCGGCGTAGATCATGAGGTTGACGTACTCATCCTCATCCTGTAACGAGATGATCTCGTCAGGAAATTGCACTTTCATTGTCACATGAATTCCTGTTCCTTGTATGGTGCTTCGTCCATTCGGACAACGTACCTTTCGATTTCCTCAACTTTGGCTAGAATCCAGTCTGCATCAACGCCTTTCACTCGTTTCAATGCTTTCTGCCTCAAAACCCTTGTCTTGAAACGGTCTAACTCGACCATTCCACGATCCTTAACTCTGGCAACAATTTTGATCACCTCACCTTCTTGCTATTGTCCGCACCCTCACGGTGATCCGCGTAAGGATCGAATGTCTTCATCGCAGTCTCAATGAAATACTCTGTGTCACCTCCACTTTCGTCAAGCTCACACAGGTCGAAGAACTTACACCACGGGCAGTCCTTCGTCGGAGTCTTCAGTACAGGCAACCTGCCGCCGCGTACCTCAGCCATCACTCGCGCTTCTTCGCTGATGCGAACGATCTGGCGCTGCCGTTCCTTCGGAGTACGCGGCACAAAGTAGCGCAGGAAGTTGTCTGTGCTCTGGTCTGCGCTGATGTCGCCGTAGACCGGACCAACGCACTGCTGAGCGCAAATCGCTTCTAGGTCAGTCATTTTCAGCTTCATCAATCCTTCGCGGTCGCTCTCCACGTAGTCGCTGTCCAAGTGCGTGACGAGAGCGTCTATGTAGTGGCGCTTTTGGGGATTGTTACGGGCCTGATTATTGACGTCGCGTGGGCGAGTGTCGAGCTTGGCGCGCTTGATGATGTTCCACTCCATGCCGGCAATGACTTGATCCTTCTCGATAAGTCCTTGGCGCTGAAGGGAATGCGTGCCCACGGCGATGTACGTGGACGGCTGCTCGTCTAGCGTTAGGTGGCGGGTTTCAATCTTCGTCATCGTCTTGTGGTCCACCATCTTGATGAGCGGCCTGCCCTTTGGGTCCTCCTGGTTGAGGTCACGGTAGCAAAGGTCAATCGTTCCAACCAATTTCACGATTGGTGTGTAAACCCGCCTGCCCTTCTTCGACTCCATACGCGGCACCCGCACATCCGGTATCAGGACATCAAACCGGCGCTCGGCGTCTAGCACGTCCCAGTGCGGGTCACCTTGGTACCGATTTACATATGCGACAAGCAATTCCGCGCCAAGCGTGTAGAAGTCCTCCCACTTGGCCACCAGCTCATCGTCGCGTACCTCCATCGTCCTGACGGTGGTGATCATGTCCTTGGCTAGTTGCTCCCAAGTCTCGGCAGGATGCGGCCCGCGCTTTAGGCCAGGTAGGTAGTACCCAGCCAGAGCTACGTGGACGAGCGTCCCAAACTCCGCTAGCTCCATGCCTCTTGGCATCAGTGGCTCCAGGCCGCGAACGTACTGCTGGTACCACGCCCACTGGCAGCGTTTGAAAGCTGCTCTCTCGCTCTGCCTTAACAACGGCAACTCAGCCATTCGTAGTCTCCTGCGCGAAAGTTTGTTTGTCTGCACATGAATGGTATTGCGTATCAACGTGAATGAACCCCGTGCCGCAACGGGCACAGGGCTCAATCTCTTGTTGGCAGTGTGGGCACTCAGGCATCGTATTCCCTTGCGATGCAATCGGAGCACATCTTGTAGGTGACCGGCTCTCCGTCGAAGATAGCGAATTGCCGGCGGTACTTCTCGCCTGGGTTGATGGTACGCTTGCAGCTGTTACACACATGTGCCCGTTTAGCTTTGATGCGCCTATCGCTCAGGAGTAAGCCGGTATCTTCCGGCTCACGGGTCAACCAGTCGTCAAGACCTCTCATAGCATCTCGCTGATCTTGATGTTGATGTAGTGGGTGCCGTCGTGCTTAGTCTTGATGCGCAGTTGCCCTTCTAACGGCGAAACACGTTGGAAGTCAACATGGATCACGCCTTCTGGCTTACCGCCGAATGGCCAAATCCACTTCTCGTTGTCGATGGTCCAAAGCTTCCCAAAGATCGCATGGGCTACTTGGTGTTTCAACGATTTGCTTTCACGCATCGCTCGGCGCTCATCACGCTCAAGCATTTTCTTGCAATTCGGGTTGTGTTCACCAGGTCTGGTGGACCAGCAACACTCTTGGGTACTCGGCGCTTTAGTCACGATTGCTTCCTTTTGGGCATGTCGGATGGAGTCGGGTGATGCTCAGTTCCCATGGGCGGCACCAACGGTGCGTTGGTCGCCACCCATGGCGAACCTTTACCACCCGGTTGAACAATCAGCTTATCCTTCAGCAGCGATGCGGTACGACTCCACACCGTAGCCTTGCCCGTGTGGAAGTGCTCGCATAGCTGATCCGTAGTGCGGCCGTTCTTGTAGCTAGCGATGTAATCGTATGTCTCCGCTACAATCCGCGACGTACGTGCACCCTGGCTAGCCTTGAGTTGGTAGTACCGGCTGTTGGCTTTCCGCTCCGCGAGAGCTAAAGCCTTACGGCGCGCTTCGGCGTTCTCCCTACGCGCCACCGTCGTGGCTTCTCGTGTCGGCGCTACCGGCTGCGGAGTAGTCGCCGGTGCGTACTCCTGTTGGACCGCCCGCATTAGCGCAGCGGCCTCTGCGATGTGGCCGTTCGCCAGGTCAACGTCGAACTCAATGTTGCCTTCCGGCGTGATGGTAATTCTCACGAGGGCACCACCGCGTAATACTTTGCAGGCCTACCGTTATCGCGCTGAACGTAGCCGTTGCCCATGCTCCCG